TTGCAGCAGGAGCGCGACGCCTGTTACGGTAGTTTGTTTGATGCGTTGATCAATGAGCAGAACGCACTGACCGAGATTTACGCGCCGCTGATGGTACGACTCGCCGCCATGAGTGGAACACTGAAGAAACTTAGTTTCAGGGTTTCTCGCACTGTCGATGTGACTACCTGGTCCAGCATCGGCGAAAGTAATCTGATTGATTGCCGCAAGGCAGGTGACTTCTTTGGACGTGGTTCTCTTGAAAAATTGGCGAAGGAGAAATTGCTTCCAGCGTGGGAGCATGGCACTGCCCAGGAGGTGCAGGTGTCGATGAGTGCGTTTATCGCAAACCATGCTAAAGCGTTACGTGCCCATGCTCCTTACGCTCCTGCAGAGCAAGAAGCATACAGGGAATGGTCGAAGCAGTTTGCGCATTGGATCTTTAGTACTGATCATCTCTCTGTAAGGTACGAAATCTTGTATGACGGTATAGATATACGGAAGCTGTCACCTGGTACTCGTGGTATCGTACTTTTACTTCTGTACCTGGCGCTCGACGATGCGGACGATCGGCCGCTAATCATTGACCAGCCTGAAGAAAACTTGGATCCCAAATCAGTCTTTGATGAGCTGGTTTCGCTCTTCGTTGCAGCGAAGGCTAAGCGTCAGGTGATCATGGTTACCCACAATGCCAATCTCGTGATCAATACTGATGCTGATCAAATCATTGTCGCTAGCTCGGTTCCAACGCATGCAGGCGAGCTCCCCTTGTTCACCTATACCGCCGGCGGCTTAGAGGATGCAGAAATCAGAAAGGTGGTTTGTGACATCCTTGAGGGAGGGGAGCGTGCATACCGAGAGCGCGCGCGCCGGTTGCGTGTGAAGTTTCAGCGATAGGGCAGCGCCGCACAAGCATTACAAGGCTCTCTAACCTCTGCGAGAATAATTTGAGTTCTACCATCCAAATATCCTATGGCTGACATCTACAATAGTTTTAGCGAGCTGGCCGCAATAGAAGCTGAGAGGCGCGATTTCCGCATCGTCATACGAAAAGGGCGCTCAAGCGTAGCTATTATTGCGCCTCACGCCGGCAGGATCGAGCGCCACACATCTGTGATTGCGCGGCACATTGCTGGAGCAGATCATTCGCTATATTTGTTCGAGGGCTGCAAAGCAAATCAGAATGGATCTCTGCACATTACGAGTGAGCGATTTGATGAGCCGCAGTGCCTGGAACTTGTGGAACGATCGCGTATTGCCGTCGGCGTACACGGCGCTGCAGGTGAAGATGACTTCGTGATTGTCGGTGGTCGCAATGCAAGAGCGAGGACGCTGGTCTTGGATGCCTTGAGACATTTCGGCGCGACGGAAGATGGGAAACCTCATTTACTCGGTCTTAGCCCTGGCAATATCTGCAATCGGGCTTCGAATGGTGGCGTACAACTTGAGATTTCCAGTGGACTGCGCGATAAACTGGTCGGGGTAAATCCACATTTTTGCTAGCGGAGTTTGTAGCGATGTGTCGTAAAGCCTTGGTGGACTATGAGCTTGAAGCCGGTAATTGATCGTCCAATCGCTTGTTTTTCTCGACCCTCCATCCGGCGGCCCAAGAAAGGGACTTTGCGCATTTCATCGGCACGTAGCCATGGATGGTGAGCAGGGAACAAATTTACGCAAAAAATAGGAACAACTTTGTGCAAACTAACGACGACTGTGGTGGCTAGGGTACGAAGGCGAGATTTCGCATTTGACATAATATAAAGAGTCTACCTTGGCAGCTTCAAAGGAGGCCATATGGTTGCTGGCTTCCGCATTTTGAGGTGTCAAAAATAAAGTGACACCGGCCGCGAGGAGGGCGCTAGCGGCCGTCGCCGCCATCCTCTGCGAAAAAATCGTCCAAAGTGATTTCTGACCGGTCTTTTCCGCACGGTCAATTCCTGCAGCCATCATTATTTCAACCGGGTTGATGTCGAGTGCCAGTGCAACAGCCAGGCACGTTTCCTCATCCATCACTCGGATACCTTTCATGTATTGGCTCACCGCCGGTGCAGATTTTCCCAGCTTCATAGCCAACGCGGCATCAGTTTTGAGCCCGTATTTGGTACGCACATCCTCTAAATATTTCACGCTTTTCATGTTTTTCTCCTTGACAACTTAACAGCCGTTAATTAACTTAACAGCCGTGAAGATAACGGGTGTGAATACAGTATGGATCGTATTGGTTTACCGTCAACAGGTCAACACCAAATTCTATCCAATTGTCACCTTAATTCTTGCGCCTCGTCTTGCGGTTATCGCTTTTTATGCTCTTTTTCTGTCGTCGCGCAGCAATCCGAGCCGCGATATACGAGAGAACCGCACACAGTAGCAGTGCTGGCAGTCCGTACTTGAAAAATAGGCCAACAAAAATGTCAACGATCACATTGGTATCTAGCGGGTTCATGGAGTTCGACTTGGTGTTGTTTTTAAAGGTCGGCTTGACGGTGCTGGTGCATGCTGCCTTGCTCTACATCATCTTCCGTCAGCTGGATAAAGTCTTTGGAGGTAAACGCTAATGTTACCTCAATGCAATGCTGGTGATCGTTACACCCTTGAGGTGCGGCCTATTGGCGGCACCGAAATGACCGCTCTGCAGCTCGAGGAATATCTGACCTTGCTTTCGTTGAAATACGAGCTGCTGGGCGAGCACTACGTCAATCGCCAAGCCGCCTGGGCCGAAGATCAACTGCATCAGCGGGGTGTCGTATGACGGCGGCCGCAGGACTCGCACAGGTGCGCGGCGCAGCCGCGCGCCGGGGCGGGGCCGAAGGCTCCCCCCGTACTGTAATACGGGGGGAAAGTGACCACAGTCAGCGACTGGCAATCATAGACTGGCTCCGTTTTACCTTCCTGCCCTACGCATCCACCCTCGATACCCTGGAGCAGTTGAAACGCTACTTTGCGCTTTGGTTCCCTTTGCCGGTCAATTTCGTTCCGGCTGAAAAAGGCATGTTCGGCTACAAGTCCAGCTATGACCTGATGGTATGGGTGGATGGTGAATTTATCCGCGTCGGCGTAGTGGCCATGGGTGGCACCTCAGCAGGCAATACGATGATGGTTGATCTGTCCGGCAAGGGCTGCTCGATGGTAGGCGACTGGCAGGCAGTCTACGCCACCATGCAAGACCTCGATGCGCGGATTACGCGTGCTGATACTGCACTGGACCTGTACGAAGGCTTCACTCTGGAACAGTTCGATGACCTGTACCGGGCAGGGGAGTTCAACTGCGGCGGGCGCATTCCGACGCGTCGCTACTACGAGGGTGGCGACAGCAACGACCTGCATGCGCATGGCCGAACGCTCTATCTCGGAAAAAAGGCAAACGGCAAAGAGCTGTGCATCTACGAGAAGGGCAAGCAATTGGGCGATCCTGACAGCGAGTGGCTACGGATCGAAATCCGCTTCGGCAACCGTGATCGCGTTATTCCTCATGAAATTGTTCTTGATCCCACGCGCTTCTTTGCCGGTGGTTTCGTGGCGCTCGAAGACCTGGTGAACAGCATTGCCGAGAAGATCAAGACCGAACAGCGCGATATCGTCATTGAAGAACGCGCCATTGTGCTCAAGCGCTTAACCCATTACCTCATAGCCGCATACGGAAAGACCCTGTATCAGCTGGCTAAAGAAATGAATTACGACTACCAGGCTCTTTACGAACTGCTGCGCGTGAAAGGCGTGCCGCGTCGTCTTGAAAAAACCGCTGTGGCCGGCGGCGTGTACCAGGCACACGATCCAGCCTGTTCTATGGAGTAATGACGATGGAAATGAAAGCACAAGCAACGATCCGGGGCGCCAAGATGTTCCGTGGCCGTATGGATGACGGGAAGCAGATCGACAGCGGCACGCTGTTCGTGGAAGTGAACCTTAAGGAAAGCGAAAACGCGTTCGGCATGTGCACCGAAGCGATGAAATGCAAGGACGCTTCGATTGTCGAAGGCCTCAAGCACCTGACCTACCCGTTCATCGCTGAGCTGTCCATCGTCATGGAGAGCAGCGGCAGCAAGGGCATGCAGCAGAAGGTCATCGGCGTCAAGCCCGTGCAGGCCATCAAGGACGTTAAAGGCGCGTGATATCCATGGACGCAATCTCGCCTGAAATCTTCATCGGCTGCCTGATTGTTGTCTGCTTCGCGCTGGGCTGGATAGCGGGAGGGCAGCGATGAAGCTATTGGGCGCATTGCTTCCCACCTTGCTGGCGACGGGGCTGTTTGTTGGCATCGTCTACCTGGCCAAGTACATCATTCACCGCATCCTAGATCACAAATGACTACTGCACAAACTGTCGCTTGTTGCTTGACTGCCTTCGGGCTTGGATATGCCGCCGGTGCATTGTTGCGCATCATGCGTAGAGCGGTCGAGGTGCTGGAATAGCATTTCGCGGGATCGGCCAACCGCGATCTTACTTTTGGCCTTCTACTTCAAGGACTATGACCATGACTCAAAAAATCAAACACGGCCTGCTGGCCGTCGCCGCCGCAGCATTTTCCGGCGCCGCTTTTGCTGATACCGATCCAGGCGTGGCAGCAATCACCGCACTGAGCGCAACTGCTCAGACTTACATTACCGCTGCATTCGGCGTCGCGGTGCTGGTGGCTGGTGGCTTCTGGGGCATTCGCATGATGAAGAAAGCCTTTAGCAAAGCAGGCTAAGCCACGTGGCGTGAAGGTACATGGGGCGTTTCGTAGCGCCCCATTTTCATTTGAGGGAAGTCATGCGATTTCTTTTTCTACTCTTCGCGTTGCTGTCATTCGATGTGTCTGCTGCTGGTGGGAAGTACATGTTGGGTGGCCAATTCGGCAACAAGATAGTTTCCTACAATGATTGCGCAAGTCTTGTGAAGGATATATGGGGCGGGGGAGTTAAGAAGCCCTGTACTGATTTTTCTGGCAATGAGGTGTCGGAATTTATTCCTGGGCGGTCGTACTTGGTCTATCGGCCCTATGACCTTGCGAATTCCATTTTAGGTTTTGCTTGGGCGCCCGACGATTGTTCGTCACCGCGATATGTCGGAGCAGATCCCAGTAAGCCGCCAGGTCAGCAATGTGTTCGCGCTGAATGTGTCAGAGGCGATGAAGCGGGTACCTTCAAAATTCCTACGGCCTACTACGACAAGCTCACTAATCAAATTGTTCAACGAATCTACCCAGACAAGGCTTTTTCAACTCCACCTTCGCCGCGATTTTGTATCGACGGTTGCACGGCTGCGGTTGATGTGGTTAATAGCTGCTCTGATTATGATGAGGCTATTGACTCACGCCTTTGGTTGTCAAAGTGCAGTGTTCACATGGTTCAGGTTGACGGAACGAAATGCGGTGAATCGCAAAATCCGGAAGAGAAACCAAAGTACACTGGTCCGCCTTTGACTGATCCGTCAAATCCAGGCACAAATCCAGGTACAAATCCAGGTACCGATCCTGGCACTAATCCCGGCACCAACCCAGGAACAAACCCAGGAACAAACCCAGGAACAAACCCAGGAACAAACCCAGGTACGAATCCTGGCACTAATCCCGGCACCAACCCCGGTACGAATCCAGGGACTAATCCCGGCACAAATCCCGGTAATGGCAACGGTAACGGTAATGGCTCCAACCCCGGCCCCGGTGATACGCAGGCCAGGTGTGGTGCGCCAGGTCAGCCACCATGTGCCATCAATGAGGCAGGAACGCCGGGAGTAGGGGATACCTTTAAGCCGTTGGCCGATCTGCTGAATGGCCTTGGGCCTGGCCGGGGCAAGGGGTTGGATGATGCAGTCGCTGAGGACGGCAAAGATACCTCGCTCGGCTGGGGTTTGCAGATCCCAGGCGGCGCTTGCACAAATCCCACCGTGGGCCTTCCTTTCATCCCTGGTCAATGGACCGTTGATATCTGTAGCCGGATTAGTCTTTTTGCCTTGATGTTTGAGCTGCTGTGGTCCTTCCTGTTTGCCTTCGCCATTATGTCGATGGTGTCGAGGGCTACCGCCAAACCTGTTTCGTGAGTCGATATGCCATTACTTGCCACCTTAATCGTCAATCTGTTCGCAGGAATCGTTACCTTCCTTGCGAAGTACATCACTCAGCGCGTAGCTATTACGCTGGCTATAGCTGCCGCCGTGACGGCCCTTTTCGTCGGCCTCTACGCTGCCACGCGAGCGATCATCGCAACGGCAGTCACCGCAGCAGCAGGTATCGGCCCGATGTTTGGCGCTGGCGTTTCAATGGTTATTTCTCCGCACAGTGCGGCCATGCTCTCGGCCTATGTTGTGTTCTGGTCGCTGTGCGAGCTGTACAAATGGAAGGTCAGCATTCTTTCGCTGTGGAGCAAAACGATATGAACGTTTTTAGCCGTGAGCTTCTTCTGTTGGGGATTGTGTTCCTCTGCATCCTGATTTTCATCTGGTTTTTCATTGCCGCTGATTTGCCGGATGATTTTATTGCTAAGGCACGGCAGACCGCCAAGTCGGAAAAGGGTGAGAGCGATGGCAGTCTACGCGATCACGGGTAAGCTCGGTAGCGGCAAAGGCAAGGCTGCAATTGACCAGATTCGCCGCTACTTGCGCGCCGGAAAACGAGTGGCGACGAACTGTGATTTGTTCCTTGAACACTTGATGCCAGAGCGTGACAAATCCGCTGTCTTGCGTATTCCCGATAAGCCTGCGGCCGTGGATCTGTACATGATCGGGAGCGGCAATAGGTATGTTTCCTTTGATCCGATCTTGCGGCACGGCCGGGATGGCATTACCGCGATTGCTCCTTCACCCAAGCTGCTCAAAGGCTTTGATGAATCCCATAATGGCGCGCTGGTTTTGGATGAGTGCGGCTCGTGGCTGAACACGCGCAATTTTCAGGATAAGGGTAGGGCAGAGCTGTTGGAGTGGGCGATTCACGCACGCAAATACGGTTGGGACATCTTCTTCATCATGCAGAACATTTCGCAGGTCGATAAGCAATTGCGGGATAGTCTGCTTGAGTATGTTGTGCGTCTGAACCGCCTTGATCGCATGAAGGTGCCGATGGTAAGCGCGGCGATCAAGTTGTTGACTGCCGGTGCCACGAATGGAAATCTGCCTCGTGTCCACATTGGTGTTGTGCGGCTTGGGTCGTTGCCGGATGGCCTGGTTGCGGATCGCTGGGTATTCCGCGGTGACGATCTGAATAACGCTTACAACACGACGCAGGTATTTTCGGACAGCTACCCGCACGGCACGCACTCTTTGCTATCAGCCTGGCATTTGTCGGCCAGGGTCGGCATCCCGCTTTCCTTCGTCGGCCCGGTTCGGCCTCAGAACATCGATGCGGTGCTTTTGCGGCCGCGCACCCTTCCACCTAAACCTGTGTCTAAGCATATGAGTAAATTTCTCGCCATGGCGCTCCTGCTCGGCTGCGCTCTCGGCTACGCAGCATCCAAAATGTATACGCCAGGCGCGCAGCAGGCCGTCGCCAATGCGAGCGAACCGACAGCGTTTGCCGATAATCCGAAGATTGTGGGCGTCATTCAAGATGGTGGCCGCCAATCCGTGGTTCTGTCCGATGGGCAGGTGGTGCTTCCAATTCGTCTGCGCAAAGGTCAGAACGGCTTTGAGGCGCAAATTTCGCCAACGGTGTGGGTGAGGGCGCAATGA